TTACCCGTGTGTATGAGTTTGGAACACTTTTTAGTAGTGTAACTATTATCCTTAATGAGGATTTGATCGGTGTTCTCAAACACCGAATAGGCTTTACGCTCAATTTTAGTTAATTTTTCTACTGTACTCTTGCAGTGTGAACAAGAGTAATAGGGTTTTAACCAACCCTGAACAAAAAATGGTTTACCCCTTATGGAGTAAGATAGTTTGATAAACTATGTAATAAAATTATCACTTAATGGTTTAATCTTAGCCTAAATTATGATTAAAGGTTTTATGAATACTTTCACCTTTTAAAAGTCGAAGATGAGCGCGCAACACCGCTCTCGTAGATATTAATGACAATGTATACTTAGTCGTTGTAAACGACCCCCGATTTAACCTTATCTGACTGATAGGAAAAGATCAATTTATCGGCTCGAAACTTGATATATGAACTAACGAATTTGTTCATTTAGATGATAGTTGCCTGAAATATGGCCTGAGTTACGGATAGATGTGATAGAGACAAGTCCCGTCCGGTTGTGATGGAAAAGAAAGTGCCCTACTGAGTATGGGCTCATTAAATTGGGAACTCAAAAGAACGTTATGTCCACCCCCCCCTCCGAGTTTACCCTCACCCCTGTTAGTAATAACACCCTAGTCTATGGAGAATATGACCCAGAATGGGATGAAATGAGTGATACTGAATCTATGAATTCAGATGATTCCAGTTATTCATATTTTGATTATGATGCTGAAGACCAAATTTTGGATGAGGTTACTCCTCATTCTTTAATTGGTAATGCGTTGCAGAACACGCCATGGGATCTTACTTTTGATCCTTATACTAATTGCATTAATCGCCGTTTAAGTACGGGGTTATGCGAAATTAAAGAAATTCAAGATATTGATAAGAGTACTTTGAGTTTAATGATTTATCAGATTGCTTCTGATGTGAATGCTACGAGCATTCCACAAGTACAAGCAATACCTGGTATGGATGTTATGGTGAATTTAATTACCAAAAAAGTTAAAAAATATGTTACTGAAAGTAAAGTTGTGATCGATATGGTCGCAAGTATGCAGGACATGTTAACTAATATTATTGAAACGTCAGTTTTGACCCTCTTTTTAGTTAACCAATCACACGATTGGAAAGGAGTGATCGCCGCCTTACTTATGGGTATAAAAACGATCTCACGGAAGAATTTGCTAACTAGTGCAAGTACTATGTGTACAAAAATTGCGGATTACGTTCACCAATTATTTGGACATGATGTAGGTATCGTTCAAGCTGAGGCTGAATGCGATTTTGCATCTGTGATTAAAATGTCACGGAAATTATTGACTAATTTTCAAGACGTCAAAAATTCTGTTGCCGTACAGAAATTAACTAGTATGTTTCAATACTTTTTATCCTTTGGCACTTTTGAGTGTTTAGGTTTAACGTTTGAAAAACTACATTATGGTTCTTTGCAAGAAGAATTCATTAAGCGTACAAAGTGCAATACTGTGGATTTTTTCTTGACAGTGTATGATGGAGTAACATTTATGTTAGAACGTGGAGTCCAATCCATTACGGCTGGCACTTTGTTGCCTTTTTTCCATAGTGAGGATACGTATGCTCAATGGGCAATTGATGCTAAACGCATTGAAGAAGATTCTCATAAATTGGTAAATGCTGAAGCGTGTGGTTTGAATTTATTCAAATATACAGCTGATTTATCTAATGCGATATCTAAGGGCGAATCTATTGTTAAATTTGCCAAGAAAGGTAAAGAGAAGGAAAATATGGAGAATATTCTTCGTAGTTTGCGACTTATTAGTGCTAATTTGATCACTAAGAAAGCTGCTCAAGAGAAGCGAGTTCCTCCATTTGCTGTTACGATAGCAGGAGATTCCTCAGTTGCTAAATCTAGCTTTACCCAAATTGTGTTCCGCACTTATGCTGAAGCATTTTCGCTTCCGAGCGAAGATTGTTATAAGTATGTGCGAAATTGTCAAGATAAGTATTGGAGTAATTTTGATACTAGTAAATGGTGCATCGTTTTTGATGATGCAGCTATGTACAAACCAGGTACTTTACCTACTGATCCTAGTTTAATTGAGATCATTCCTGTAGTGAATGAGGTCAACTTCTGTCCCCCTATGGCGGATATAGCTGATAAAGGTAAGCATCCTGTTAAAGCTAGATTGGTTATTGTTACAACAAACACAGAAGATCTAAATTGTCATCATTATTTTACTTGCCCATTGGCTACACAGCGACGTATGAAGTATATCATTCGTCTTACAGTCAAACCAGAATTTGCTGAGGAAGTTAGTGGAATGATAGATCCATCCAAAGCAGCACTAAGCACAGAAGAATACCCCAATTTTTGGCATATTGAGGTAATGCGAGTTACTGGTGTAAAAGCTGTCTCGGCTAAAGGTTTAACTACTGATAGATGTCAAGCAAAGATTGTACCTCTTACTGATTATGCTGAGAATATTGTCGAATTTGATGATGTTTACGACTTTTGCGAATTTTTTGCAATTTTGGCTCGTACAGCTGCTTCATATCAAGATGCCAATATGGCTTCTGCTAATCGTGTTGCATCGGTAGCAGTATGTAAGCATTGTTGTCGACCGCAAAGTCGATGTACATGTCCAGTTGAACAGTATGGTCCTGAACCAGAGGATGCAATTCAGTTTGGTCCTTCAGTGCAAGCTCAGTCTTTTTTTGACGCTCATACAGGTTATGAACGTCTAGATGCTGTAGCAACATGGATGGCTCATCCTGTTGAAAGTTATAGCGAACTTTATGATAGAGTTACATTCCCTTTTGAAGATCAGAGCTATATGCAAAAAGTTCAAGCTAATTTGTGTGCAGGAGTAGAAGATGTTATAATCTTTTCTAAAATGCAAGCTGCCCATATGCATACATTTGTAACTAAGCAGTATCATGATTTTATTCCAATGGTTGAAAAGCATATTGTGAATTTATGGACTGCTGGCATGATTAATGAATTCAAATCGATGGGAAAAAGAATCTGTGTATGGCTTAGTTCAATTAAGGTTCTTGTTTTTTCATCGTGCCTTGCAGGCTTAGGAGCTGTCTATAGCTTATATAAGACGTTCCAAAATCAATTTGTGGGTGTTCAAGCCACTGAGTCTGTTGATATTCCGGTGTCACCCACTATTGCACCACATTTAAGTCGACAAGTAGGTCAACCATTGGATGTGGCTCATGATGAATCAGCTAATCCTTGGTATCAAGAGGAAGTTATGTTACATAAATTTGATTTGGGGTCAAGCACATCTCCCCTATCTAAAGCAACTGATGATCAAATTTGTGATTTGATCCATAAGAATGTGCTACATCTATCTGTTCGGTATGAAGGTGATGATGGTACAGCCATGCGTGTAGAAGGAAATTGTTTAGGTCTTGCGGGACATTTATATGTTACTGATCACCACATTTTTCCTCCTTGTAAGAAGCAGGAGTATCTTGTTGAAGTAATTTCATGGATTAAAAATGATGGAATTAATCCGAATACATTTGCGCATATCGTTGAGACAGATTTGTACAGAGATGTAGCGAACGATCGGACGTTCGTACGTTTTTTTATATCACCTAAAAAAGATATTCGTGGTTACTTTCCTAAAGTTCCTTTGCGAGGTGCTGTGACTAATGGGTTTATTTTGTCCCGTGAAGTAGATGGAACTATGACTCGAAATTGTTTGACAGCGATGAAAGATAAGCAGATGTATGTACCTACCCATGGTCGTACATATGACTCTATTGATGCAATTGCAGATCATGAGACTATCATGGGTTCTTGTGGTTCTCCATATGTTGCAATGTATCCTGCAGGACCAGCTATTGTTGCACTGCAACAGACTTGGTTAGACGGTCATTGCACTGGTGTTCGATTAACTCAACAAGACATTGATGTTGCTGAGAAACATTATGGTGATGTACTTGTTACTCAAGGACAACCTTGTAAGGAAATTACTAATCTAGTTCCCTTGCATAAGAAAAGCCCTCTTCGTTTCTTTAAGCAGGGGCAAGGAAAGATTTATGGAAGTGAACCACATGCTTTCCGATCTCAGCCTAAGTCTAAGGTCGAACGCACTATTATCTCTGAATGTGCTACAAAGTTAGGTTATACTACTGATTGTGGTCCCCCTTGTTTGAAAGGTTGGGAACCACTGCGAGTTTCAGTAGAACCAACCTTAATTATGGATCATAAAATTGACCAGAGTGCACTTGAAGAATGTGTAAAAGGATTTTGTGCAGATATTGATCGTGATCTTGATCCTAAGTGGCTTAAGGAAATTGTTATTTTAGATGATATGACTACAATTAATGGTGCTCCGGGCGTCAAATTTGTTGATAAGATGAAGAGAAATACTAGCATGGGTTACCCATGGAAAACTAGTAAGAAGAAGTTTCTCAAATATCTAGATCCAATTGATGGTATTCAAGATCCTGTAGATTTCACGGAAGAGATCTATGTTGAGATTGATCGTGTTATGGCAGCATATCAAAGAGGTGAACGAGCTCACCCAGTATTTGTGGCTTCATTGAAAGATACACCCACACCTCTAAAGAAGATTAAAGCTAAGAAAACGCGTGTTTTCCAGTGTGGTAATGGCCCTTGGTCATTTGTTGCTCGCAAATACTTATTATCATTTATCAGAGTATTCCAGAAGAACTCTGAAGTATTTGAAGGTGCTCCTGGTATTAATCATACATCCAAGCAATGGGAACGTTTGCATGACTATTTAACTAAGTTTGGTGATGACACGTGTATTGATGGTGACTTTAGGTTCTATGATAAGCATATGGAAGCGATTTTGATTTTGGCAGCCTTTAAAGTCATAATGCACATATTGAAAAGAGCTGGTTGGAAGGAAAATGATATTCGATCAGTACAATGTATTGCGGAAGATATTGCGTATGCATTGTGTGATTTCTTTGGAGATATTATTGAATTTTGTGGTGCCAATCCATCTGGTCAACCACTGACAGTGATTGTCAATTGCTTAGTCAATTCTTTGTATATGAGATATTGTTATCTTAAATTGAATCCAGC